TCTGCTTGATCCTCGACCTCAGTTCCGTCCTCCTCACTTGCTCGCTCGGGTTCGGGTTCGGGTTCGGGTTCGGGATCTTCTTCCACGGCGGCGTTTTCGGTTTCTTCGGCCACATCTTCTTCCACCTCGTCTTCTTCAGTCAGGTTTCCGTCAACGTCCAACCCAAAATTCAGATCAAGGTTTTCCCCCTGTTCTAAAGGCTCCGCTCCGGGCATCGTGTCATACATAATCTTTGTGCTTTCTTGCTCTTCAGCCATCTGTGGCCTCCTATTGGGGTTGGGGTGTTCGTGCGGTTTGCATTGCGGTAGTCGCAATTCGTGCCGCAGCTTGGGTTTTCTGTTGATCCGTCCTTACCTGATTTGTCATCGAGGACAATTCACGGCGTAAGCCGAGTTCTTCCATCTTCATCTGCAGCTTGGTCTGTAGTTCCTGCATTCTCATGTCGGGACCAATTTCAGATACGTCTTGGACCTTAGCGATGTTGACCGCTGCTTCAGACTGGAGCTTCTTAACTTCTGCTTCGAGCTTGGCAATCTCAAGCTGCAACGTCTGCATAGCCATCTGCTGCTGCATAGCGACAACCTCCATCTGCTCTGGACTCTGCTCTACGCCCGTCATCATGCGAATACGCTTCGCTAGCTCACCCTTACGGGCTAAGTGGCTGTACTCGATGATCGCGTCATCCGGTATGGCAACGCCTGCCTGACGCAAGTTGAGCGCCTCTGCGAACTGCACTTCATCGAAGCTGTCTCTTGCAGGTGCTGTAGCCACGACCACATCGTATTCGCCTAGCGTAAGGTCATTAACGATCTGTCCTTCCGGGGTCATCTCATTGATAACCACTTCTTCTCTAGGCTTCAGGGGGTCGGATTCATTAGTCACCTGAATGATCCGCTGCTCCGTGTAAAAGGTTTGCAACAGGTTCAGGATCTTTTCAGCTAGGTACTGACGGGTCTTCCGCAAATTGTCTAGGGGCACCTGAATCATGATCGCGCCACGATTCTGTTTGGCTTGGATAGCGATGCCAGATACTTCGGACTTATCCGTACCTAACATGCTGTCGTTGATACCGGAGATGCTTTGGATATTTGCTTGCGCCTTCTGACCAATGCGATCAAGCCCACTCGGGATCTGGTTAGGCTGAATTTTTAGTGGTGGGTTAGTGCCACGCGCATACTCTACGACCAAACCTGTTTCAGCGCCGTGCTCTTCCAGATCGTCTACGGTCATTCCGACTAGGGAGCCACTTTCTACCATCCAGCCGCTGTTAGCGGTGGTGTTAACGATATGCAACTCTTGACTAGCGATCTTATTCAGCTGCTCTTGGGGTGACAGCAGGTTGCGTACCATACCGAAGGGACGGCCTCTCCTGAAGTACGCGAAGAACGGTACTACCGTAAAGTCGTTGTAGGGCGACCAGTCATCAAACAGCACTACCTTGTCACAGGTAACGGTCCACCGGACTTTCCGTTTGGTCTTTGTGATGATGCTAAGGCCGTACTCTTTTGCGAACTTCTTAGCTTTGCGGTCGTTCCACGCTTCAGGTACTTCGCGCTGATCGCCTGTGTTTGGATCAACAAAACAGTCAACGCGGGTTATTCTTTTGTGTTGTCGTTCGATGACTCGCAGTGCTTTGACGTTTCTGTACTCGTCATCTCCCTGTATACCTGCGCCAAGATAATCATCTGTAGAATCAACATCACCAAAACGAGTTTCTTCATATTCGATACTGTCTCGGCCAAATGAGCTTCCATTTTCTGCAATAAACTGGAGCTTGTCTGATTTCTTTTTTCCGTAAAGTTCTTCGATTTCATCAAGCGTCATCCACTTCGTTTCGAAAACCTCATTCCAATTTTTGGGATCTGCATCTTTTGCATCGGGGTCGGGCAGGATATCGAGAGGGTCTTTTGCCGTGATTCGGATTTCACCTTCGACATGATCAGAGAAATCCATCCGCACATCGAAGTAACCACGGCCATCCATGATGAGACCATCTGCAAATACCTGCTGCTCGACCCAATCAAGTTTGTTGTTGTCGGCAATCTGCATGTACAGCTTATTCAGCGTATGCGCGACTTCTGCATCACCTCCTCGTCTTGGTTTGAATTGAATGTCTGCTCGTCGAGTAGACTGCTCACCTAACACAGTGTTTACCGTGGGTAGGATAGTGTTGATGGTCAGTGCTGGACGGCCTTCCGCCTCCAAAGCTGCTAGATCAGCCTCATCCCACTGCTCGCCTCTGTAGTAGGAGTCGCATTTCTTAGCCATCTCGACGTACTCAAGATGGCCGTTGTCCCTAGCCCGTATGTAACGGTCCCATTGGACGCTGGCTGTAACAGATTCGTCGTCGTATTTGCTCATAATTAGGCGCTCATAGCTGACTTGTTGCGCGGCGTTTTAAACAGATGATCGATCCTGTCTCGCCACGAGGGTTCTTTAACTACAGTTGTTTGGTAGGTCGCAAACTCAGTCATCATCAGACCTAACCACGCAAGGGCATCGACCTGATCATCGTGAATGCCATTTGGAAAGCGCAGCAACTCAGCTACTAATGGACCTGTCCAGATTTGGTTCTTTGGTACAAACACCATGCCCTGCTGCATACGGCCTTGGATGGCCCTAGCCCGTGCTTCCTTGTCCCTACGCCCTGTCTTGAGGTCTTTGAAATAGGCTTCATATAACCCGCGCTCTCGGACACGCTTCTCCAAGAATGGACCTAGGGCCATTTCGATATGGCCTTTCTCAATACCAATGATGCTGGGCTTCCAGACTTCGTACAGATCTAGTATTTGCTCTACTAGCTCAAAGCCATCAAACCGCCCTCGGACAACATCGACCACAAACAGACGGTCATAAGCATCGACTCCAATAACCATTCCGACTGAGTAGTCGTTACGGTCCTTCTTGCCGATTGCCAAATCCCACGCAGCGTAAAAACGCATTTCATCAAGGTCGATATCGTCTTCTTCAAAATACTGAATCATGTCCCGTGTAAAGTAATCACCGTCATCGGCAACTGGGTTTTGTTGATATAGCGCTGACCAATCCCTAGGGCCAACCGCCTTTCGTATACGGTCTAGGGACGGCTCGTCATATCGCTCGGGGTGAAGGGCTTCACCATAGTTCCTAAACTCTTCTTCCTCTTCAGCGAGTGCTGGATATCGAACAACCTCCCACTCATCACCGCCTTCAGCTGTTGCTTTGAGTAACCGTCCAGCAAGGTCATCGTCATGCCACCTAGTGAGAATGACCAAAACACCACCACCGGGAGCCAGTCGCGTATACGCAGTTGATGTATACCAGTCCCAGTTCGCGTCTCTGTTATTTTGGCTTTCGGCATCTTCTCTGTTCTTTACCGGGTCATCGATTACTAGGACATGAGCGCCTTTACCAGTGATACCACCACCCACACCAGCAGCAACAAACCCACCGCCGTTCGTAGTGAGCCACGCTTCTGCGCTTTGGGACTCAGGGTCGAGACGAGTGTTAAAAGCTGTTTTGTAGCTAGGTTCGCGTAATAGGCCACGGACTTTCCGAGAGAAACCCATAGCGAGCGATCCAGAATACGAGCAACTAATGAACTCGTGAGCGGGGTTTCGGCCCAGGTGCCACGCTGGGAAAGCAATGCTCGCCAAAGTCGATTTGCCATGTCGCGGAGGTAAGAAAAGCATAAGTCTAGGGGACTGTTTCTCCACCACCATCCGCGAAAACTTCTCCAAGCGTTGGCAAACATCCTTATGCACCCATCCTGCTTGATAGTCTGGATTAAATCGTTCAACAAAGGGCAGTAACCTCTTTCTGGTAAGGAATCGAAGCGCTAATTCAGCCCTAGCTTTGTCTTCGACCGACTCTTCTTCTACTATTTCTGGTTCTGTCTCCACCGCTGCTGGGGTTGCCAGCCTTTCTGCATCATCCGCTTTGCAATAAACACACAATCGGTCCCTACCGCTGAATAAAGTTTCAGAGTGGAGACTCTTACACCTTATACACAGGACTTGTGGGATCTGTAGCTCACTCATTGACAGCTACAGGCTCTAGGTATTTGTCGTTTTTGCCAGCGATAGACAGCAACTCCTCATCAGACATCCGTTCCAACTGCTTTGATGTCGCGTTTATCTGTATGCTCACCTGTGGCTGCTGCTCCGGGGCCACCAAACCGTGTAACTTCACTAAACTGTCCACGGTATTCTTCATTTCCGTAGCAGTTGCGGACGATTGGTATGCGTCCATGTACATCATGTGCGCGTTTGCGTGAGTGAATTTCACTTCTTCACGCATTTGCTCCTTAAAATACTCAACTGCTGTTTTTATCTGCGGCAATTTCGCAGCTGAGTACGCAGTATCGGCGCTTGCGTACCCTGCGCCCCTTCCTGCAGCGGCAATTGTCATGCCTGAGCAAATAAGCATGACCAGCTTCTCTTGCTGGACTGTTAATCGACCATCTTCGATGCCCATATAAGGGACATGTGCTTTGAATTCCGTGGAATTCGTCACGAAGTTATCAATGGATATTTTTTCGCTGCTTTCTTGCGACATCTGCACTCACGGTTTCGTCTAAATACACAAAAATTGGCGCTCTTTGTCCCTCGCCCACAGCTTTGAGGTACTCAAGGTAAATAGGGATATCAACTTCTGGGTTGATATTTTCAAAAAGGTCCGCTGCTGCGAGTGCGTCGTAAACCAGAACTTCATGCTCGCCGTCCCTAGTCCCGGTCCCAAGAATTGCGCTCTCGAAACCGTCTAGTGAAATCATTTCTTCATATACGTCTTCAGCCATTTTGCAATATTACCAACACTAATAGTTATTCGCAATGATGTTTGTATATGTTGATTACCCACCATGTGAAATCTTCTTGGGAGAGTGACCCTCGCAGCATATTCACAGCCGAACAAACAAGCTGGACGTTCTGAGGGTAGTATCCTTTCGTGTGATCGAGTCGATCGACGCTTGTGTTCTTGGAAGTGAAAGGATCACCGTTAGGTGTGTGCGTCATATAGACACCTGACAACGCGCACTTGCCTCCTTGCTTTTCCCAGAGTTCGATGCAGTCCTCTGCAGTCAAATGAAATGATACGCCCTGTTTTGTCCTCGTGCTTTTGAGCTTGGAAATACCTTTGCGAAAAAAATGTAAGAGGTCCGCACCTGATTTAGCAGTGCGACGGATGTGATAACAGCTGTTACACAGGTTCTGTGTTTTAAACTGGGTTTTTATTTTGCTCGTTTTGCAGCCAGAACAATACCGATCGGTTTGGGCCATTCCGCCCCCAAGTATTAGTTTTGGTAATACTAGCAGAAAATATCATGAAAAAAATTTTTTGAAAAAGTGTTCAAGAATCACTCACTCACTATCTCCCCCCTCCCGTCCATCGCCGCCCCCTCCCCCGGATTTCCACTACGGAACCTTGTTTACGTTTTCCACTCAGGAACCTTGTCTGGGACTCCTCCGCTTTTTTCTACCACCACATCACTCGCTTCGCTCCTGACGCACGGTTGTTTTTGCACATTCACTCATTGTTAAGGATTTACCCATGACCCGACCAGCAGACGTAGCCAGCTTTGTCTCATACATAGAATCATTCTTAGGCAGCTTTGACAGCTTCATAACCTACGAACGTATCCCCAATGGCAGCGAGTATTACTACAGTCCTTCTTGGACCCTAGAGTTTATCGAATCTTTTCAAACAGTCGAAGCCCTCCCCTTCTAACCAACCCCAACCACACAAGGATTCACCTCATGTTCACATTCAAAGAAATCGCTTGCATCATCATCGCATTCATCACATTAACCCTAGTCTCTTACACCTACGCAAACATACAGCGCGTCCCAATAACTGAACTACCATCAACATTAACCTGCGAACAAGACCCTATCCTCAGTCAACTCAACATCAACCAAGCATGGATCTGCACAGAAACCGAGTAACCAACCCCCAAAAGGAAACCACCTATGAAATTTACCTACATGGACAACACGATGGACAAATGGACCAAGCAAGACCTAGACGCAATGCGAGCCAACCGCAGACGCCAAGCTAAACGCGACAAGCTAAACGCTCAGATCAACGCAGCCAAGACCAAAGCAACCGACTTAGGCCTAGACACAGTAGCTACCACCCAATCCCTAGCATCCAAGGCATTCAACTGGGCCAGAACCAACCCACAAGAACTCCTCGTAGGCATCATGGCAGTAGCCATCCTCGACATCGAAGACGCACTAGACGATTAACAACCACCAACCACCAACACGCAGGGGCGTAAGGGAAACCGAGCGCCTTTTTTTATACCAACCACCGGTAACCATGTGCTGCTGGCAATCCTAAACAGTGTCAAAATGACAATAAGCACTCGACAACCGGCAATTGTCTAGGAATTTGGGGCTAGGGGCGGCGGCGCGC